ATTGTACATACAGCAGGCTACCCCCTAGCCCCCTTGGTCCCCCTCAGCAAACCCAAGCAAACTTAGGCCCCCCTATGCATTCACTGCATGGCTATGGTGCTTTGGGGTGCTTAGGTATGCATTGGGTGCATAGGTAGGCATTGGTATCATAGGGGAAATACCTCAGCCCCCCAAGCTAACCAAAGCAACCCCTTGTAATCCCTTAGCAATCCCTTCCCAGTCCAAGTAATCCCTTGGCTATACTGACACAATACTTTGGAGTATCCCTGATACGACCTTGAGCTGTTATACTATAACAAACCTTGGAATGCCTATGTATATATAACTACCCGTGTGCATACGCAGGTTCACCTTCACCATGTGTCACTACCCTGCCTGAACATAAAACCTAAGCTTTCCAATGGCTTGTCAGAAAGTTTACCTGATTATGTATTTTCTTCTTGCAATTCTAGAAACCACATGTCACCTTATGTTCATCGGCAAGCAAACACCGACACACACTAACACCAAGTCACTGTGTCAACCTGCGCTACCGAGCAAGCCCTAGCAAGCAAGAGGGGCGCAAGAGACTGAAAGAAGACTGTTGACTAACTTACGATTACCTGTCTACCTTTAAGACAACCACGCTGTTTGACATTGTTAACATTACTCTTGCTCTTAGGGTTACACCGATAATAGAGCAAAGCCTTAAGCGCCTAAGAGGTTAGACGTTTAAGCTTTGACAGAGAAAGGAAAGACTGATGAGATTGAATGATGAAGCACTTGACTTGCACTTGTGGGCTACCGAAAAGGGTATCGTGGATGAAACTGTTGAGTGGATTATTGAGACAGTATTAGAACAAGAGATTGTTTCTTTTGCTACGCCACAAGGCACAGTATCGTTTGACATAAACGACATTGAATGGGAAGGCTAAGACTATGGAGATTGATACAATCGCAACCCATGATGCTCAGGCCATTCAAAGGCTAGTAGATCAAGGAGAACCCCTTAGCGCATCTGCAGCCCAGTTTGGCTATACACCTAAGGAAGCTCAGGAGCTACTAGACCATGCGGCAAACAATCACCATATTCTTGTAGGCTGGTGGAAGGGTTGATTTATCGGGTGCATCTTGCGGGGTGTACCTAGATAAAGCAAAACGTAAACTCAGAAAGGAAAGACTAATGACACAACACGTTCGCAACATTCTTAAACTATATCGCATGGCCACAGATGAAGATACTGTTAATGGTGTCGAATGGTATGCAAGAGCTGAACGCATGGCTAAGGCTATAGCTAAGGACGCTGGCTTGCCACTACCTACCGTGATTGGCGTCATGGCCGCACTGTCACCTAATAACCGCTGGGAACGTAATTGCAAGGATGCTGCGACTATGTGTCAGGCTTGGCAGAATGGTGAGAGTATGGATAGCTTCAAGGTGTCCTGCTATAACACAATGAAAGCCAAGGCTTGGGCTATCCTTGACCTAGGCTTGACAGACGACGAGGATATTCTGTCACACCTGAACGGCCAGAAGATTAGATCGTTTTACTCTAACATTCGTGGGCTTGACGAGGTGACAATCGACGGCCATGCTTTGAACATTGCACGGGGTAAGCGTGAAGGCTTGACAAGTGACAAGACAAACATGGGCAAGCGTGAGTATCGTGAGCTTCAAGAGGCTTACGTTAGAGCCGCTAAGCGTGTGGGTGTGAAGCCCCACGTTCTTCAGGCAATCACTTGGACAACGTGGAAGCGTATCCATAACATTTGATAGAGGTAAGACTATGAACTATGAACAGATCAAACTTAACCTAGCTGACATGGCATGCATGTCGCCATCGCCTACACCAAGGGCAGCGCTGGAACGTATTGAGCAGCTTGAGGCAGCACTACATAAGCTGGCCTACTGGCTTGACACAGATCAGGAGATACTTGATAGCATGACAGCAGCAGAGCGTGACGATCACATCAGGATGCACAAGCTTGCCTTGGCAGCACTGTTCTAACACACACACACATAAAGGAGAACTATCATGAAAACGCAACACGAGAAGATTCTTAAGCACCTCAAGCAAACCAAAGGCCTCACTGTGCGGGAAGCCTTGGTCGAGTATAGCATAAGCAGCCTGACCAAACGTATCCAAGAGCTACGCCAGCAGGGCCATGACATTGTGTCAGTGCCTAAGCGTCACCCCGTGACAGGCCAGCGCTACGTGCGCTATACCCTAGGGAGCTAATGACATGAGAATACTTATAGCCTACCTTAGCAGGGTAGGCATAGCCCTCAGCGTGCTACTGAACGTTATCCTTGGGGGCGAGAGCAACCAAACGTTCAGCGCAAGGAATTACTCATGGCAGCGTAACAGAAGACCTAACATAGCCAAGGCTATTGACAGCGTGTTAGGTAAGGATCATTGTATGTTGTCATGGGTCCACTGGTCCACAAGGAAGAGCAAAGGATAACACAATGGCAAGCAACAGGATGCCCTTACACTACTCAAGCTATCAGCTTATTCATAATGTTGAGGATGCTGACTGGTTGTTAGAGGAAGAGCTTGAGGAAGAGCTTAGAGAAGAAGAACAAGAGATTGTTAAGAGGATGATAGTGCCTGAGTATGATCCCTAGGTTATACCTATATCTCCCTTGTCAGGGACAAGCCCTATTATATACAGGTTTTACAATCTGTCAACAAGAAAGTGACACAACATGAAGTTTTATTTCGAGATACAAACTGAGGACCTTGAGGAGGTCCAAGTGGAGGCTGAGGTAACAGACCACGGCCACTTCACATGGGAGACAGGTTATGGTGCTGAGTCAGGGTTCATTGAGATACTTGAGGAACCTACGTTCTCCTTCTCTGTCAATAGCTTTGAGGATGATCCTTTCCTGTTGACTAGCGAGGACATAGGGTCTATGCAGGGTGTCGCACAAGCAATCTACTGGGATCGGATAGACGTATGACATGGAATAGCAGGAAGCCCTGCCCCTATGAAGAGTGCATGAGCAGTGACGCCTTTAGCTACAACACTGAGTCGATGGCTGGCAAGTGCCACAGCTGCGACAGGAAGTATCCTAAAGACCGTGGCAAGCTCATGGACTGGGCCGAAGAGGAATACCCAACGTGGTTTGGGTCAGGTGAAGCAAGCAAGAAGGATGACTGGGAAGTGACAGAGCCACTCAAGGTAGTGCCGAAGGAAAACCTAAGCGGGGTCTACATGACATACCGTGACATATCCTCAGATACTCACAGGTTCTACAACGTCAAGACATACGTTGACAACGTAGGCAACCCTGTCAAGCAGGAGTATGTCTATCCCTCAGGTGGCGTGAAGACACGTTACTTCCCCAAGGAGTTCTCAGCAAGGAACCTAGCATCTGATGAGCTATTCGGTATGGACCTGTGGAACGCAGGCTCAGGCAAGATCGTGACGGTGACTGAGGGTGAGCTAGATGCTATGTCAGCATACCAGATGTGCCGCAGCCAGAAGTATAGCTCAGCCTTTGTGTCACTACCCTCAAGCACACCATCGAAGAAGCTCTGGTCTAAGGTAAACGACTGGCTTGGATCATTCGATAAGATCATTCTTTCGATTGAGCATGACGAAGCAGGTAACGCAGTAGCCCAACGCATAGCTAACCTGTTCCCTAACAAAGTCTATCGTATGCGTCACGACAAGTTCAAGGATGCCAATGAGTTCTTGCAGGCTGGTGCTCGTGACGAGTATTACAATGCGTGGTTCAATGCCCGCAAGTATACACCTGAGAACATCCTTAACACAGCTGATCAGTTCCTTAACCTCTACAACAAGACTGAGAGTAACATCTACGTTGAGACAGGCTTGGCTGACTTCGATGACATGTGTCTTGGTCTTATGCAGGGACACTTCACTCTGTTCAAGGCACAGACAGGCATCGGTAAGACTGAGTTCATGCGCTTCCTTGAGTATCGCATACTGAGCCACTACTCAGACATCAAGATTGCCACATGGCACATGGAGGAGACAAAGCTACGTTCACTCCTTGGGCTTGTGTCATATGACCTGAAGGAGAACGTGACACGCAAGGACCTGATCGAAGAGAAGGGATTACATGAGCAGGTTCAGGAGAGTATATCTAAACTGACAGCTGACGAACGTTTGTTTCAGTTCTACATGAACGATGAGGATGATCCGCTTGACATCCTATCTCACATTCGTTACCTATCGCAGGCTTGTGGTGTCAACTATGTGTTCTTTGAGCCTATCCAAGACATCTCAGCTAACATGGGTGGTGATGAGAGCAAAGAGCAGTTCCTTGCTGACCTATCTGTGCGCCTATCGAAGCTTGCAGCTGAGCTTAACGTAGGTATCGTGACCATCGGACACACCAATGACGATGGGCAGGTTAAGTATTGCCGCATGATTGAGCAACGTGCCTCAGTTGTGGTTGACTTGCAGCGTAACAAGATGGCAGAAGACCCTGACGAGAGGAACACAACCAAGCTTCTCGTCACCAAGAACAGACCCGTTGGCCCCACAGGATACGCAGGCCAGCTTAAGTTTAACCCTGAGACATTCACACTGGAGGAAAAGTATGCTTTCATTTGACCCCATGGCTACAGCACTGGCTGCAACCTACTTCTTGGGTATCTTCTTACACTATACCCACATCAGAACAATCTTTGTTATGAGTGATCTGTCAGACCAGATGGACCACACAAAGGCTCTCTTCAACTCAAGCATCTGGGTTCTGCTTACACTGCACTACCTCCTGATGTTCCTCATGCCAAGCATCTTCATGCCTGATGATGATGAAGACGAGGACTACTAAATGAGGACTCTGGCACTTGACATTGAGACAGACGCCTTGGATGCTAAACGTATCTGGGTGATCTGTGCTCAGGATATTGAGACAGAGGATCGTATGCAGTTCCTCAACGTTGACACACAGCTAAACGAAAGGAGACGTTTCATTGATACACTCAGAGACTATGATCGTTTTGTTCTACATAATGGTATCGGTTTTGATATACCTGTGGTCAACAAGATTATAGGGGAGAACACCATTGACCCAGAGAAAGTATTGGACACACTGATTGTGTCACGCCTGATTGACTTCACGTTGGACGGTAAGGGCCACAGCCTCAGGGCTTGGGGTCAACGCCTAGGTGAGTTCAAGATCGGCTTCAATGACTTCTCTATGTTGACACAGGAGATGATTGACTACTGCCATCAAGACGTTGAGGTTACCGTTAAGCTCTACAAGAAGTTCAAGTCTGTCATTGAAGACCCTGAGTGGCATGATGCTATCCGAGTGGAGCATGACATTCAAATCCTCTGTGAACAGATGAAGGCTGATGGGTTCCTGTTCAAGGAAGACAAGGCTGAGGAGATGTTAGGTGAAATCCTTACACGCATGGACGAGCTTAACCAAGGCTTCCAAGTGGACTTCCCTCCGAAGCTTGAGGTAGTCAACACCATCAACTACAGAAGGAAGGCTGATGGGTCACTGTACAGCAACGTTGTCAAGGCCCACGAGAAGTACGAACGCACTGAGGTTGACTGGTCAGTAACACCAGCCCAACTGTTGTGCTATGACTACGTAGCGTTCAACCCTGCGTCACCCAAGCAACGTATCGACAGGCTTTGGGAGGCTGGCTGGACACCATATGAGAAGACGAAAGGACACCTTGAGTATGACCGTGACAAACAACGACAAAACAAAAGACGATATTCGAGGCGCTAAGTTCGCCCGATATGGTTGGACGTTATCCGAGGCTAACCTCAACACCCTTCCTGAGGATGCACCTGAGGGTGGCAAGCGCTTGGCTGAGTGGCTCACCTTGGAGGGTCGCCGTAGCAGCCTAGTCGAATGGCTTGGTCACTGCCGTGAGGACTCACGCATCCACGGGTCGTTCACACACATCGGTGCATGGACAGGACGTATGGCACACAGCAACCCTAATGAGGCTAACATCCCCTCAGCATTCCACGGCACACCTAAGACACCAGTCGAAGAGGTGAAGGCTAAGTATGATGGAGCTTTTCGTGACCTATGGCATGTACCTGAGGGCAGCTGGCTGGTAGGTTCGGATGCTGAAGGTATCCAGCTGCGACTCTTGGCTCACTTCATGCAGTCAGCTGAGTACACACACGCCATCATCTCAGGCAAGAAGGAAGACGAGACGGACATCCACAACCTCAACAAGAAGGCCTTGGGTATCTCTCACGTTACCCGTGACATGGCGAAGACATTTATCTACGCATTCCTCTTGGGTGCAGGCAACGGAAAGGTTGCACAAATCCTTGGTGTCAACATGAAGGAAGCAGCAGAAGCTGTTGATAACTTTACTCATTCGATTGAAGGGCTTGCTGAACTTAAGACTAAGATCGTACCCTACATTGCACAGCGTGGTTGGTTTCGTGGCCTTGACGGACGTAAGGTTAAGGTCCCTAACCAGCACAAGACACTGGCAGGTATGCTACAGAACGGAGAGTCTGTCATTATGAAACACTCAGCTATCCAGTGGGTGCGTCAGGCTAAGCAGGAAGGTATCGACTTCAAGCTTGTCACTTGGCCACATGACGAATGGCAGACAGAAGTACGTGGAGAGTACACTGTAGCTGAACGACTAGGACACCTTCAACGTCAATCTATTGTTGACACAGGTGTTAAGCTTGATCTATTCTGTCCCATGGCTGGCTCAACCGACATAGGTAAGAGTTGGCTGGACACACACTAATGTTTGCAGTGTTCCTTATTGCAGCATCACCAGTTATTTTTGTCTTGACACTACAGGCAATCATAGCTATCACAAACAAGACCACAGCCAACTAAAGGAGAACCCCCTATGGCAGCTAAGAAACAAACGAAGTATGGCACATTCGAAGGTGAATTGTTCTATGCCCGTGTATTCCCTGAGACTATGGACAACTCAGAGTACCACGAAAACACCAACGGCCAGTACAACATGGTGTTCATTCCAAAGGACAGCGATGAGGTCAACCGTATGATTGAGCTTGGCTACCCTGAGGTATCAATGGGTAACAAGATGATCAAACCTTTTGATGTGGCTGATGGTCGCACAGGTATGAAACTCAAGCGTCCTAACGAGCATGGCTCAGGTATCCGAGAGTTCGGTGGTGCTCCTAAGGTCTGCAAGGGTAAGACCAACGTGCCTTGGGACTTCATTGAGGATGGTGACTTGGGTAACGGAACGAAAGCCTTTATTAAAGTCTCCGTTTATGGTGAAGGTTCCACAGCATCGGTAAGGCTTGAGAAGATCGGTGTCACTGAGCACGTAGCCAAGGAAGACAGTGGCGACTCAGATCAAGACGGTTGGTAAAGACTTTAGGGGGAGCTTAACGGTTCCCCCTTACTTCAACAGGCACACTTACAGAAAGGTTTCTTCGATGAACAACATTACACTTGACCAAAGACTAGCCATAGCTAAGGCTTACCTTGACGAGAACATCTCACTGCGTACTATCGCTGACTTAGCGGGTGTCAATGCATCAGACATAGCCCGTATTTCTCGTGAGGTTCTTGGAGATAAGTACTTCAAGACACGCTACAAGTCATCTAACCAAGGCACGGGGACACTACTATGAGCATTAAAGCAACTTATGTAGACCACATGGGGTCAGACCTTTCAGTAGTCAACGCAGCACGGGTTAGCTTTGGTAAGAAGTCTCACTGGGAGTTCGAGGCGCTGCAACAGGGCCTCCTAGAACGTGACACCAAGCTGATCAAGTACCTCGCCAAGCATAAGCACATCAGCCCCTTCGGTCACGCCTTCGCAAGCTTCCACATCAAGGCTCCTATCTTTGTAGCACGACAGTTGGTCAAGCATAAGTTCCTGCGCTGGAATGAGATCAGTCGTCGTTACGTTGATGATGAGCCTGAGTTCTATGTGCCTGACGTATGGCGTGGCCGTAGTGCTGACAAGAAGCAGGGGTCTGAGGGTGAGGTTAAGCTAGGCACACTCGATGCTCTAATCGTGTCTGACAGTCCAGACGAGGCCCTGTGTGCTTATAATGCCTTATTGGAGGTAGGAGTAGCCCCCGAGCAAGCCCGCATGGTGCTACCACAGTCAACCATGACTGAGTGGTACTGGAGCGGAAGCCTTGATGCCTTTGCTGACATGTGTCGCCTTCGTTGTAAGCCTGACACACAGTATGAGAGCAGGCTTGTAGCTGACCAAGTGTCAACTATCATGCAAGACCTGTACCCTGTATCATGGGTTGCACTTATGGAAGGAGAAAAGCAATGACAAAACGTAAATTCACACCACCAAAAGAGTTCCCCGCAGAGTATGTTGATGGATATGGGTGTAAGGTCACTATCTTGGGGCGTGCTTATCACAACAAAGAGAGACCTCTGGTAGGTTTTGATGACGAGGGCTGCGCCTGTAATTACGCAGAAAACGGGGCTTATTGGCCTGATGATGAGTGTAAATATGACCTTCACGACATCCAAAAGCGCATCACAACGTGGCACAACGTCTACGAGGGTTGGGTCGGGGCTTCAAATAAAGTGAACCGTGGGGCTACAGAAAACCGCCTCTGCGTCTACCGCATTGAACGTAACGAGGATGGTAGCAACCCTGAGATATTCGTGGAGGAAGTATGATGACTGACTACAAACAAACACGAGACGCAGCACGTATGGTCACATCACGCTTTGACAAGATGCTACGCAACCTAACTGATGAATACGAAGAGGAAATGGTTGTTGTGTCTTTGATGAGGTACTATGACCTATGCCTAGACAATAATGATGCTAGCATTCTTGAGGCTATTGAGAGAGTGCTTGAGGACTACATGTGTACAGCAGACTACAGTGATTGGCTGCTTACACGGAAAGGATAAGCAGATGAACGTACCTGACATAATTAAGAACGCACTGCAAACAAGTGCAGCCGTAGAGATTACAAACGAGATTGTCTTGGCTATTCTGCAAAGCTCTCGTGATACCTGTATTGAAATGCGTGAACTGCTTGAGGCTAAACGTGATCGTAAGGGTCTCTGGTCTACCCCTGAAGCAGACGACTGGGAAAGTCTCGTCCTAGACATAGCAGCACTGGATCGTGTGATTGACTATTATGGAGGATGATATGACTGAAGAAGTAGGACACATGAAAGTGACAGATGTCTTTGAACACGAAGACGGTAGTGCTACCATGACGTTTGATATGGATGACGCTACAGCAGCACTAGCACAAGAGTTAGGACTAAAGCTCCTGATCTACTGTGGTGCTACAGGGACTGACCTTGATTGTGTATTCGATAGCATCCTAGGAAGAGGACAAGACTATGAGTAAACCTTATCTAATCGACGGTGATCCCTTCGCCTACCGTGCAGCCTTCTCAGCCCAAGGGGATGACCTTGAGGAGGCCATTGACAAGGTTGATGACTTCCTTGAGCAAGCTCTTCACGCTGTGTCATGGGACTGGACAGACGATGACTACCAAGTTTTCCTTACAGGCAAAGAGAACTTTCGGTATGACGTTGCAGTCACCTACCCATACAAGGGTAACCGTAAGAATGCTGAGAGACCTGAGCACCTAGAGGACGTAAGGCAGCACATGATTGACAACTGGTCAGCCATTGTGTCAGACGGTGAGGAAGCTGATGACCTCCTAGGTATCTGGTCCACTGAGTATGGTCCTAATGCCATTGTCATTTCGATAGACAAGGACATGCTTCAGCTACCCTGTAACCACTTCAACCCTGTCACCAAGGTACACAAAACTGTAAGAGACTTCGAAGGTTTGAAGTTCTTCTACACTCAGCTACTCACGGGTGACACAGTGGACAACATCAAGGGTTGCAAAGGTATCGGCCCAGTGAAAGCCAAGGCAATACTTTCTGACTGTAAGACTGAGAAAGAGCTTTACAATACTTGCCTGTTGACGTATGATAACGACCTTGATTGGCTTATGGAGAACGCTAGGCTGCTCTGGCTTAGACGCAGTGTAGGTCAGATGTGGGAGCCACCAGAATGAGAACCAGATCAGGGCTTGAGGCACGTACGGTAACATACCTGAAGAAGCTTAAGGTTGATTTCAAGTATGAGAAGCTTAAGATACCTTGGCGTGACAACAGGAACAAGACCTACACTCCTGACTTTGAGTTACCAAACGGTATCATCATTGAGACTAAGGGAAGGTTCACAGCTGCTGATAGGTTCAAACATCTGTCAGTTAAGGAGCAGCACCCTGAGCTTGACATACGCTTCGTGTTCTCAAATCCACAAGCCAAGTTATCTAAAGGAGCCAAGTCAACTTACGCCCAGTGGTGTGACAAGCATGGCTTTCTCTACGCTAAAGAAACCATACCTATTGAGTGGATAAAAGAAAAGGGAAGTAAACGATGATTGTTACCGAAGTACTAGCTGGTCCATACGAACTAAAGGGGCGTGATGATCTTCTTATGTTGTGCCTCTGCTTTGATGAGAGTGATGATGAGTACGTCATTGAGATGTACGTGGACAACCAAGATGATGTAGTCACTTTGGTAGAAGCTATTATCTCCTCTGAGTATGGCATCAATCTTTCCTCTGTAGATGCACAGTTTATCAACTAGAGGATGGAAGAATGTTTGACCTAGAGAGTCGCATCGCAGCACTGGTAGAGAACCTAGGGTTAGCTTACGTGCTTGAGCAGATTGATCTGTCAGAAGAAACGGTTGTCAGAATGTTGGTTGACGAAGGCTACCTTGACCTTGAGGACTTCTTTAACACTGACGCAGAAATGGAATACTGGAAGGAACGTGACGAATGATTACAGGAGGTACACTAGATGAGATGGGTTACTATGACGCATCCTACGAGCTAGAGCAGAGGAACTTTGATCCCTACACCACATACTCTAGCTGGGTTGAAGGGAAGATTATGACAGAAGGGGGTGACCGTGTATTTGAGAACACCCTTGGACTTGTAGGTGAAGCAGGAGAAGTAGCTGAGAAGATCAAGAAGCTCATACGAGATGACACTCGTTTCAATGACAAAGATATTCTCCAAGAACTAGGTGACGTACTCTTCTACACAGTAGCCTTGGCTAACTACTATAACGGCAACTTGAAGATGCTCATCAATATGAACGTAGAAAAACTAGACGGGCGACAAGCCCGTGGAACACTTAAAGGATCAGGCGATGACAGATAACTACCTCCCAACAGACTACCAGACATTCATTGCGACATCACGTTATGCCCGTTGGCTCGACGATGAGGGTCGTCGGGAGACATGGGGTGAGACTGTAGACCGTTACGTTGACAACATCCTTAAGCCTAAGGCTGGTGATGACAGCTACACACAGTCCATTCGTGATGCTATCCTTAACCTTGAGGTTATGCCCTCTATGCGGGCCTTGATGACAGCTGGTCCAGCCTTGGAACGTGACAACACAGCAGGGTACAACTGCTCGTACCTACCAGTGGATGACCCCAAGTCCTTTGATGAGGCCATGTTCATCCTGTTGTGTGGTACAGGTGTAGGCTTCTCAGTCGAACGTCAGTTTGTGTCAAAGCTTCCAGAAGTACCTGAGCTTTTCGAGAGTGATACAACCATTGTCGTTAAGGACAGCAAGGAAGGTTGGGCCAAGGCACTGCGTCAGGTTGTAGCTCTGCTCTACAGTGGAGAGATTCCTAAGTGGGACGTAAGCCGTGTACGTCCAGCTGGTGCTAAGCTTAAGACATTCGGTGGCCGTGCCTCAGGCCCAGCACCACTGGTTGACCTGTTTAACTTTGTCATCCGTACCTTCAAGGAAGCACAAGGCCGTAAGCTTAGTTCACTTGAGTGCCACGATGTTATGTGTAAGATTGGTGAAGTAGTAGTTGTTGGTGGTGTACGTAGGTCAGCTATGATCTCTCTGTCAAACTTGAGTGATGACCGTATGCGCCACGCTAAGTCAGGCTCATGGTGGGAGAATGATCCACAACGTGCCTTGGCTAACAACTCTGTAAGCTACACTGAGAAACCTGACAGCATGTCCTTCATGCGTGAGTGGATGGCACTCGTTGAGTCAGGCTCAGGTGAACGTGGTGTCTTTAACCGTCAGGCATCTAAGAAGCAGGCAGCTAAGAATGGTCGTCGTGATGCTGACTTTGAGTTTGGTACTAACCCCTGCTCAGAGATCATCCTGCGTCCATACCAGTTCTGTAACCTTACTGAGGTTGTCGTACGTGCAACAGACACAGTTGACACACTGGAACGTAAGGTTAAGCTGGCTACTATCCTTGGTACTATTCAGTCAAGCTTTACGAAGTTCCCATACCTCCGTAAGATTTGGCAGAAGAACACAGAAGAAGAACGTCTCCTAGGTGTCAGCCTTACAGGCATCATGGATAACGCCCTAATGACAACCAAGAACAGTGGATTGGAGAAGACCCTTGAACACCTTAAAACTATCGCAGTGGCTACAAACGTTGAGTGGGCTGAACGCCTTGGCATCCCTGCTTCTACTGCTATCACTTGTGTTAAACCTAGCGGCACTGTCTCCCAGCTTGTTGATAGTGCTTCTGGTATTCATGCTCGTCACTCAGAGTATTACGTACGTACTGTCAGGGGAGATATCAAAGACCCTCTGACGCAGTTCATGAAGGATCAGGGTATCCCAAGTGAACCCTGTGTCATGAAGCCAGACCAGACAGTTGTGTTCAGTTTCCCTATGAAGGCCCCAGCTGGTGCAGTTACAACGGCAGACATGACAGCTATTGAACAGCTTGAGATGTGGCTGGCCTACCAACGCAGCTGGTGTGAGCATAAGCCATCTGTCACTATCAATGTTAAGTCTAACGAGTGGCTTGAGGTTGGTGCTTTCGTATACAAACACTTTGACGAAATGTCAGGTGTGTCATTCCTACCGTATAACGAACACACATACCAGCAAGCACCATACCAAGAGGTAGGCAAGAGTGACTATGAGTTTCTTCTTTCCTGTATGCCCTCAGGTATTGACTGGAGTAAACTTTCAGAGTATGAGGTTGAGGATAACACAGCAGGAAGTCAGACATTGGCATGTTCTGGTGACAGCTGTGAGATCGTTGACTTGACCTGAGACGCCTAGCCTGTTGGGAATTACCCGATGGGGGTTGACCTAGGTACACCTGAGCATGTGTATAAACTGCTCACCTACCTCGCATATCACATATGGAAAGTCCTAATGTACACAATCATCACGAAGAACCAGTGCAACTTCTGTGACACAGCTAAGGCTCTGCTCGTAGGGGCTGACAAACAGTTCAGGGTCATTAATGTTCAAGACCCAGAGAAGAAGTGGGTGTTGACTTTGCTTAAGCAGGCGGGGTACACTACAGTCCCACAGATCATTGACCCCGATGGCAAACTTATTGGTGGTTACACAGAACTTAAGGAGTACTTCAATGTCACAAGCAGTTCGTAAGCAATTCAGTCGGGCCTTGTATGACGCATACGATTCTCCTGCAAGGGAAGCCTTGGTGTCCTACCTGCAATCCAAGGGACACACCATCGTCAGCAACGAAGAGAACTTCAATGTTGACTTGGTGTCACAAAAGAACGGTGTCACATACTTCAATGAGTGTGAAGTTAAGACAGCATGGAAGGCTGACTGGCCAACACACTGGGCAGAAGTTCGTATCCCTGAGCGCAAGCAGAGGCTCTTGGATAAACATGAGGGGACTGATGGTGTACTCAACTTCTACATCTTCCGTCAAGACCTCAAGCAGGCATGGCGTATCAAGGACACACTACTGACACCTGAGTCTCTGAAGGAAGCCAAGGGTCGGTTCATCCAGAAGGGTGAGCAATTCTTTCACATCCCATACACACAAGCGGAGCTAGTCGTACTATGAGTGATCTTGAGCCACCTAAGAAGCAATCACGCACTCGACGCAAGACTACATACAAGGGTGCATCAGCAAAGAAAACATCAGGCCTAGTGCCTCGTACTGACAAACAGAAAGACCTCATTGATGCCCTTAAGACAAGCCGCCAAGTCTTTATCCTTGGTCCTGCTGGAACTGGGAAGACATATGTCACGGCGACTTATGCTTCCGACCTCTACACGACGAAAGAGATTGATAAGATCGTCATCACAAGACCTCACGTTGCCGTAGGTAAGGAGCTAGGGTTCCTCAAAGGGGACCTCACAGAGAAGACAATGCCATGGGCCTTGCCTGTGCTAGACGTATTGGAGAAGCACCTTGGTAAGGGAGCAGTTGAGACTGGCATTAAGAACGGCAACATTGAGATGGCCCCACTGGCCCTCATGCGTGGACGTAGCTTTGATAACGCCTTTATTATTGTAGACGAGACGCAGAACATCAGCACACATGAGTTGAAGATGTTGTTGACACGAGTAGGTGAGGGTACAACTATCGTTCTCAATGGTGACGTACAGCAGTCAGACCTTAAGGAAGCTGATGGGTTGACAAAGGTTATTCATCTTGCTAAGAAGCACCAACTGCCAGTGCCAATCATTGAGTTTGGCATTGAGGATATCGTAAGGTCTGACATCACAGCTATGTGGGTCAAGACATTCCTGAAGGAGGGACTATAAGTATGAAGCATGATGACGTTAACAACCCCAAACACTACGGTGATGGAGTCATAGAATGTATTGACTACATGAAGGACAACATGGACCCTATGATGTTCATGGGCTACCTTGAGGGGAACTGTAAGAAGTACATGCACCGATACCGATACAAAGGTAAACCTCTGGAAGACCTACGCAAAGCCAGATGGTATCTCAATCGCCTCATTGAAGAGATGGAAGGCAGCGAGTAGACAAGCAAAAGCCCCCTTGGATTTCTCCTTGGGGGCTTCTTTGTGTTTACTTATTCTTTTTCTTAGGCTTTCCGAACACGACATAGTCTCCTATGGTTCCTGTTCGAACCATCCCACTTTTGCCTACGGCTTTCCCGTATTCCCTATCAATGGCTTTTGTATCACGGCCTTTTATTGTTTTCTTAGCTGCTGTGGCTGTCTTCCCACTCATAACTGTCTTCTTGTTAGTTGAAGAAAAACCTTTAGTAGCCGTTTTGAGGTTCTTCAAAGTAGCTGCGGCTTTCTTTTCTTTACGGTTGTTTGGACGGGATGTTTGACCTTTAGGCATAGTATAGTTCCTTTATGTTTACTTGGAGAAGGCGTCATTCAGAAGTATGATCTCAAGTTTCTGTACTTGAAGGGTAAGCTCATGTGTAGTGGATATGTTCCACCCTAGTAGAGCTAGGAGTGCCGCAAAGAGGACACCCATGATTGCTTTTGTTTCCATGGTGTCACCACTTAACCTTGTCAGCCCAGTAGGCTGCACTCATCTTACCCTTGGCAATGTTCTTAGCATGACGAGCCTTGAATGCTTTGTTCCTTGCGCTTCCATCAGGGCTACCCTTGACACCCTTCTGTCCAAAGCGAATGGTCTTAATCTTGTCGCCTTCCTTGGCTACAACAACGTGAGACTTGCTCTTGTGGCTAGGGGTAGCTTTAGGCTTATTGTAGCCTGACACACCTGCCTTGGCTAAACGTGGGTCTTTCTTACTTGGCACGGTCTCTCTCCATCATGTTCTTAATAGCCTTAATGTTCTCATCAATGCGACCCATAGCAACAGCCTGAGCCTGAACACTTGCTTCCAGAGCAATTAAACGGGTCTCATGGCGTACCAGTTCTCTTGTATTACTTTCAATCTCACTGTCTAACGAGGCAACGAACCACACTAGGGCTATCGTTTGCATGACGATTGCAAGTATAAAGGTTACAGGAACTGATTTACTTAAGTGCCATTGATTGTCAGCCACGGTATCTTCCTAGTGTTATTGTTTTCAAGAGACCAACCCAGATTTCTCTGGGTGAAGGAAGCACCCATCCGAGGATGAGCAGAAGGATAACCCAGATAGGGATGTCCTGATTGCTTATGTTGAGAGAACCCACAGAGCCACTAGGAGCCACCCCTGAGTACACAGTCTCAGCCTTGGTAATGTCACCTACCTGAGCACCTGTCTGGTTGTTCTCAGCGCCAGCCTGTACGTTAGCAGCTACGTTAGGTCCACCCCCGCCTAGAAGAGAGAGTGGGTTACCTAAGCAGCCTGACAGGAGGAGTATGAGGGTGAGGGGAGCTAGGGGTTTCATTTCTTAGTCTCAACCATTTAGTTTTCTGGTCTAGCTTTAGGTCTTAAGCTAGTGCTCGGAGCAGAACTAAAGAGGTTTTCAAGCGTTGTTGTACTAGGTGTTAGCTCTGTAAGACCTTTCTGTGACCTCCAGTAGTTAACAAGGTCGTAACCCTCTACATGACCTTTGTGTATGTTAGCTTGAGGGTGAGCTACTACCCTCTGCGCACCGTACTGTGCTATAAGGTAATCAGAAAGCCAAGCGGTAGCCTCTAGTTGGGCTTGAGTAGGAAGGTCTGCGTCAGTGGCTTCTACTTCCACGCCAATGGAGTTACTGTTAGTGATAATTCCTCTAGGGTTTCTTTGAGCACTGCCAGACACATGGTATCCTTTAACAGTAGGATCAAATGTCTCGTATATTTTACCACTTCTATCAACAAAGTAAGCTGCACTGGCTGCTTTACTAAAGCTGTTCATATAGTGCCTTACACCATTTGTGTAGAGACTTCCAGTGTAATGTAGCACCACGTTTTGTACGTTAACAGGAGGAGCACTTGGTTCAGCAGGGTAATTAAAACTAGGATCAGATTCAGTTGTTTCACTTACATCAATAATACTTCTTTCTACCCCGTTCAAACGATAGTTTTTGGCTATACCCGATACTTGACCTGACCTTGTGGATTCAGATATTCTTTCACCTTCACCTAGAAACTGAGGAGGTTCGATAAGTGTGTCCATTTCACTTACAGGGATGTCTTGGTCTAGTTGATCTTCGATAACAGCCTCAAAAACTTCAACAGAAACAGGAGAAGAGTTAGCTGGAGTAGGGGCCTCTACAACGGGAGCCTCTACAACGGGAGCACCTACAGCAGGAGCCTCTACAGCAGGAACCCCTACAGCAGGAGCCTCTACAGCAGGTAAGTTGATCTCTTGAGTTGTAACAGGAGGTGGTGCTGGCACTGCTGTTTGTGCGTCTGTAGTTTGTGAGACACCACCAAACCTGTCCATTTCTGACAAGGTAGACTCATAGAACTGACGATCAGGGTTCTCAGATACAGGCTGTACTGTAGGATTGGCTGAAAGGTTTCTGTACTCCGTAAGCATTTGGGTGAAAAGAGCAAACAAATCCTCTCTTTCCTTATCCACCACAGTCTGTGGTCCTTGAGCCTGCTCAGGTCGAGCCTGTGGACGAATGCTTTCCGTAGGTGTTAAGGCATTTTGAGCCTGCTCAGGTCGAGCCTGTGGACGAATGCTTTCCTTTGGAGCTAGGATTGAACGTGCTCTTCCATTGAAGTCTGACATATTAGTTTCTTTCCTTAACCATAACGCTTCCGTCAGGGCCAGTGAAGTAGTCACCAACATCCAAAGAAGCAAACAGCTTATCATCAATGTCCGTATCGTCTGACCACTGGATAGGGAATGGGTTCTTAAGTGTGCCAAGGTTAGCCCCATCCTCTCTTGTCTGTGTGATAGGTTTGACAAGAAGTTCTTCAGCCTGCTTGGTGTCAACACCTAGCTTACGAAGGTTGTCAATGTAGAACTTCATAGAGTTGGACTGCTTAAGAACTTTGTAGTAGTCACGGTAAGCAGCGTTAATGTCAAAGCCTACAGCATTGATCTGCCCACGTTCAAAGGCTGTCAACTTACGACCACGGTCAGCAATCATTTCTGACACACTGTTGTATCGTTTTGACGAGAAGGAGTTAAGGGTTGCCTCAAGGTTACGGTCGATCTTAAAGGGGGCCTTCTCAGCTGCACCCTCAAAGTCAAACTCAACCTTACCCACACCGACAATCTTAAAGTTAGAACCCTGAAGGGAACCTGAGGCAGCTGTTGTGACAGCATTAAACTGAGCAACAAGACCATCCTTCAGGCGTTCAGTAGCAAGTGACGCAGCTTCAGGGTCATACGTCTTGACAACCTTAAGTTTAGCGTATGTATCCTCGTTGTAGATACGGGACATCTTGTCACGATCAATGATACGAGGGGATGTGCTGATGTTAACTGTGGCCTTGCCGATACCGTTCAAGAAGTTCTCACGCTCCTCAGGTTTAGCTATGCCTTCAGGTGTTGTTGAACGGATACGCATAGTTGTCGCAAAGTCAAGGCCGTTCTTACGGTCAGCGTCACTAAGCTCCTCTGCCTTTACAATCTCATCTGGGTCGTGAAGGTCATCCACTTGCATTGACACAAGATTACGGGCTGGTGGTAGCTCCGTTACTATGATCTCACCTCTATCCAAACGTGCCTGCTCCTCATCACGAGCAGCCTTAGCTAGACCGAAAACGTCTACGTCAATGTCTGTGTAGACAGTCTCCTCTGCACTTACATTCTGAAGAGTTTTAGTAAGAGTAGACAGGTTACCTGCGATATAGGTCGAGAAGTCTGTCTTTGGGTCAAGGAGTGCCTTGGCTAGGATTGGGTCAGTCTTAGAAAGCTCTTTGGCTTGGTTGATGAGAGCCGCTGAGATAGGCTCAAGGGCTTCCATACGTTCCCGTGTCAGTACGTTCTCGTCGTATGACTCAAGGGTTGTCAGAAGGTTGTCAAGGGTGTCGATCTGAGCCTGAAGGCCCTGCCATTCGTCAGCTGGAACTAGCTCAGGCTTGGTGAATTGAGCCTTCACAATGTCAAACTTAGTGCGTAGCTGAACGATAGACTCAGGTGACACGTTTTTACCCTCAGTCTCAATGAGCAGACCAGCCAAGGCTGACTTACGTACTCCGTCAAGGGCTACGTTAGCCTGCGGTAGGTAGGTCTCACGGAACTCACGGATGCTTACGTTCTTTGCATTGGCAACGTACAGTGCAGCTGCTTCCTGTTTCTGAACCTCAGCCATAGCTGTGGCGATAACCTCATCCTGAGTGTAAGGTTTGCCTGAGTTCTTAAGAGTCTTTTCAGCTTCGGAGAGGTAGGCTGGGTTCTCCTGAAGCTTCTGAACCGCAGCATTGATAGCTGCTTGCTGAGGGTTAAACGTAAGGGACTCTACGTTGATACCTGTCTTCAGCATCACAAGGTCAGTCTCAGCCTTACCTAACTCACCACCTTGGTTTGTGAATTTAGACAAAGCGGCATTCACTTTGGTACGCTGTTGGAGTGGATCAAGACCCTTAGTGTTGTCTAGGTCTTGAGACAAACCTGCGTAAAGCTGACGGTTCACCGCTGACTCTGATGGTGGCTTGTTAGCTCTTGCCTGAGCATCCATAGCCCCAAAGAGACCCTTGCCAATCATAGCTAGTCCAGATGCAGCTGCGTCAGTTGAGGTCGCACTTGGGGCTGACACACCCTGCTCATACTCCGAGCCAGCCGCACCAATATCTATAGCAAATCCAGCCATGTCAGTTCCTTATTGTGTTTGTTGGTTTAGAAGCTCTGCGTCAAACTCAAGACCGAGGCGCATAGCATTTCGCATGATCTCAGGGATAGAATCAACCCTTACAACACCACGCTGTAATTGACCCTTAAGCTCATTGGAGAAGTTTGATGACCAGATTTGGTCTGAGATTTCTTCCCAAAGCTTAGTGCCTCGAAGCATATCATCTTTGTCACCATTTGTCAATAGATTTACAGCCAAGGTAGCCTTAGCTTTCATATCTTTACTGAAGTCACGGTATGCTTGATTCTTCTTGAAGACCATTTCGTTGTAGTCATAGAAGTTTTGCACTGGCGCTGGGGTTGCACCGAAGAGTACCGCAGCTGCTGCTTCTGGAGGCAGGTTGCTGACTGCAAGCTTACGTGTCTTACTACGGTAGTTGCCAGATTCAATAAGCTCTTTGATCTTAAAGGCTTTGTCAGCTGTTGAAATGTTACGTACGAGTTGCGTAAGGTCCTCACGTACCATTTCGGTACGACCACCTACCATGGCTTTGACAGCACTTGAGGCTACTGACAACATGTCACCAGCAATCTGACCTGATGGGCCGAAGACTGTGGCCGCAAGGCTCTCCTCGAACAGGCCCTTATAGGTGTCAATAAGCTGGTCAGTCACAGCTACACGGGTTGCGTAGGCTGTCTCAGTGCCAAGTGCATTGGAGAGCAAGGCATCCATAAGGCCGTACTTAATACGGTTGTGGATTTCTACAGTGTCTGGGCTTTCAGGGTCATACCCTAGCTGCTCCACAACGTAACCTGCTGTCTTACCTGCACCCAAGCCTGTCAGGCCGAACATCGGACCCATTACGAGGAACATACGGGCACGTTCACCTGCTGTGAAGTTACGTCCTACTACAATGTTCTCCAAGGAGCGAAGAGAGAATGACAACCACTGCGTAGGGACACGCATAGGTCCACTCTGGGCAAAGCTACGGGACTGTGATGTCATACGGAAGGTCAAGTCTTGTTCACGGTTTGTGATCCAGAGCTTTCCTTCAGGTGACAGAGGGTTGATGTTAGGGCGTTTGGCACGGTGCTCAAAGAAAGCTGTCGTAATGCCTACCATACGAGTAACACGTTCACCCTCACTAAAGAAGATCGTGGACTTGTCCAAGGCACGACCTACTCTATCCTTCGCTTTACCTGCGAGGGAGCTTGCAGTACCAAACTTCTGGGGTGCTTGAAGTTCGATGACCTCATTGTCAACAATGTTACGGCCACTCTCGTCAATGTACTTAACGAGTGACTGAAGCTCTTCTTCAGGAATACCTGAGAACTTAGCCAAACGTTTGACTGCGGCAGCTTTGGTTGCTGGATTACGAAGCTTAGTGATAGCCAGCATAGGTGTCGTAAGGCCAAGAGCTTTAGTCCCTTGGACTGGTGACACAGCTGCAATGGTGATTGAGTGTAGAGCCTGAAGGACAAACTGGTCAGGGTTAAAGAAACCAAACTTCGAGTAGAAGCCAACCTTAAGAAGCTCTCCTGATGGGTCAGCTTTAGCCAAGTCAGCTTTAAAACCAGTCTTCTCAAAGACCGCCTCAGTTGCTGCGTTGGTGAACACTTCCCATTTGTCACTGAGCCACGTAGGCTGGTTCAGCCGCCGCTTGATTACGTCCTGTTGCTCACGAAGCTGGGCTGCAAGGTCATTAAACTTACCTGTGTTTGTCACCTTGGCTTCCAAGAAGCGGTTCAGGAAGTCATTCTCAGGTACGCCCTTAGGGAACTGAACGAGTCCCTCGGCTTTCTCAGCAAGCTTAACCCAACCGACAAGTGCGTTCTGTGATGCTGCACGGTTAGCATAACCGAATACCTCAGAACCGAATTGATCAGCAATGGCTGAGATTGGGTTAGCGTTAACAGCCTTACCACCACCGTATTCCATGGGTGGGGTGTCAGAACGGCGCATGTTGATGCGAGTGCCTACAGCTTCACCGAAGTTAACCCCTGACATTGCTGGGTTCTCACCAGCCTCACGGATTGACACCTGCTCATCACGAGCTTTAGCCACGAACTCCTCACGGAACTTCAGGCCATATCTAGCTGCAAGCTCCTTAAGGTCCTCAAGGTCAGTTACGTGCTTGTTCCAAGAGTTGTTCTTACGGATAATGTCACCAAGCTCGTCGTACTGTACCTTGTTCAGGTTCAAGTCAGCTATGTCCTCAACACCAAGGTCATCCATGACACCCTTGACATACTTAGTGATAGCGTTAACCTCACGAACTGTTGTCTCCACTTGCTCCTTACCGAAGGAACCCAAGAGTGTCTTGAAGCCACCTGAGATAATGTTACCTGAAGCAAGACGCTGCTCTGACACAGCACCTGCAAACCAACGGAACTCAGAGTTTGTACGAGGACCACCAACGTTGTAAGGCATCACATCAACACGTTCAAGAACACGGGTGCTCTCTACGTTAGTGACGAAAAGGTGGTCGAAGTAAACATTAGGGACCTTGAAGACCTGCTGGTCAGGCCCTAGTTCTTCCTTACGGAGACTACGGCCAGTCTTGACATCAAGGATAAGTTCGTTGTCAGGGACAGTAATGCCTCTGTTGTCTACACGGTAAGCAATATCACCATAGCCATCTCTGAACTCAGCAAAGACACCACCCTCAGCAACTGTACGCTTAAGGCGTTCGGAGGCTTTGATCTGCCATGTTGTGTCATTGATGTCTTGTAGTGCTTCGTAAGCTTCTACTGTGGCGTTATCAGGAACCTTACCGTACATTGTCTTGTACAGGCTCTTGAATGAAACTGAGTCAGGTGCTTGACGAAGGTGTGACAGTTCACCATCACGAAGCTGAGAAGTAAAGTCAGCTAGGTTCTGAAGTTCCTTGCCTTTAACCTTCTGGATTTTAGCTTGGTAGGGTTTGACAAGACCACTTACGAGGTTTTGGCCAGCCTCAGCCTGCATGAACTTACCACCAAGGCGATCACCTAGGCGGATAGTGGAAGCACCAAAGACTTTGTTGATTGTGTCACCGATAAAGTTAGACTTCTCGACAAGCTCAGCGGCCTCTGGAAGCCCAAGGACATTCAAGCGTTGCTCAGCCTCAACAAACCAACCACGGCCTTCTTCTCTCTTGACAACCTTTAGGCTTGGGTCAACTGAGGCTACAGCTTCTGCGTCTGCCTTACGGCTGAATGCTTTACCTGAGCCATCCTTACCCATACGGACGACAACCTTAAAGTCATCTGAGCCTTCATCAATAACTCTACGTGTGTTGACAACAACGTCACCTACGTTCTGAGCAATCTTAGTTGCTGTCTGTGTGGCTACCTCTAGGATTACCGCAGGTGGTACATACTCACCAAAGGAACCCTTTCGGTTTAGGTCTTCAAGCTTCTCAGCTAGAACGTTCTTGCGTGTACCATTACGTGTGGTGACACCTGAAGGTCGGGACACAGGGCCTTTAACTGCGTCAAGCTCTTCTGGGAGGGTGCGACCAGCTACAACAATATCCGTCTGGACACCTGCATCATCAACCATCTTGGTAGCTACTTCGGCAGCAGCAACCTCATCACCAATGACAGCTACAACGTCAACAGGTTTACGTGCTTTGTAGAGACCGTAGAGTTTCTTAGGTGCTCTTGCCGTTCCCTTAACAACCCCCACGGCTCCTCTAGCACCACCTTTGACCAAAGAAGTGCCACCTAAGGTTGCGATGTCGGTAAAGCCAAAGATTGCGTTAATTGCCGCCATCGGGTCGTCCCCTAGGTACGTGGAGTCGTTGGCTATTTTGTAGAGGTTCCAGATGCTATCCTCAGAGAAGATACCTTCGGACTTACGTTCCTCTACGTAGTCCTTGGCCCATACTTTAAAGTCCTCAGGTTTTAGACGGTTAAAGGCAGATCGAATGTCCTCACCCTCACGGTTTGACCGAAAGCTTGTATCCTCAAAAGCCCCTAGGGTAAAGTAACGGAGAAGGTTAACATCAAGAAATGTAAGGAACTTGGAGAAACCTGTCTGGTCGTTAGACTCAAACTCGCTTTGTACTAAGTTATCCCAGATTTCCATGTTTGTCATTGTGCGAGCAGCATAGCTGTCCACATCGTTATCTGACAACATAAGGTTCTGGATGAGCATGTACTCACCAAGGGTCATATCGTCACCCTTGGCTTTACGTTGCTTGATAACCTCAGCAATCTCCTCAGGCTGCAAACCATCTTCATAGGCTTTGTCGATAGCCAAGGCATAGTCAAAGTTCAGAGCCTGAGTTTTAGCTAGGACTTCGGAACGGTTGTCACCAACCTCACGTTCAGCCTCAATCTGATCCACAGGCTCACCTGTAGCGATGGCTAACTCTTGGGCTTTGTTCTTCTCTACTTCACTATTGGGGTTGAATACAAGAGTTTCATCCATGCCCTCAGAGTCAAGCTGGAGTTGCTCTTCGTTGGCGATTGCATCGTCTAGTGTAATAGGAGTTACCAAAGCTTACGCTCCTTTAAAGATTTTGCCGCCAGTTTCGGCAATCTGATCGCTACGACCTGCGGCTCCAAAAGCAAGGCCAGCCACAGTGCCGAACAAGTTAGCCTGAGAACCGAACTGAGCAGCCTGAGAAGAAAGGCTTGTGTACTGTGTGCTAAGGCCTGACATCATGCTACCAAAACCAAGGTTTGACCCAAGCTGTGAGCTAAGGCTTGACAGACCACCAGCCACAGCTGAGCTTCCTGTAACACCAAGGGCCTGTGCTTGTGCTTGAGCCTGTGAACGAGCTACAATGCTTTGACGAATAGCTGACCTACGTTGGCGTGTGGCCTGCTGCTTCTGCTGTTGGATTTGAACTTGAGATGCTGCTGCTTGAGCTTTGGCTGACTTCTTTTGCGCAGACATGGATGCCACAGTTGCCGCTGTGCCATAGATAGCTGCACCAGTTGCGATGATGCCTGCAGTGCCTAGACCTGTTACGGCTGCGGTGAGAGCTAGTGTTGTGAAAACAGCCATTACTTTACTTCCTTTATGTATGCGGTCTCAACTGGAGTGAAACCTTTTCTTTTGAAGAGAACACCAGCCCTGCTGTCAAGCAAGTGGTCAAGTGTGGAAAGCCTAATGAAGTCACAGCCAGCTTTTTCAGCCCAAGCAACATAAGAGTCTATAAGCTTAGGTGCTGTCCTCCCGTTCCTGTGGGAAGGGTCAAGCCAAAACATAAGCTCTTGTGCAAAAACAAACGAGTTGATTGGTAGAGGTGTAACGCAGGCTATCATGGCTCCTACGATTTCCTCTTCGTGAGTGACAACATGGACAAAACCAGCCTCGTTATCAATCAGGTTTGAGACAAGCTCTTGAACCTTTGTGGAGTCAAACTTCCCCCAAGCTGCGTGAGGTACTTCTTTACAGAACTGCTTGACTGAAATGACAATATCAAGAACATCTCTTTGTTCTGCGGAGCGGATTAAATAGTCAGACATTAGAAACGTGAGTTCCTTCCTTGGATCATACCCCAGCCTAACAGAATGAAGTCTTTACCCTGTTCGCTTTCATAACGGATACGCATTGAACGTCCTGTACCACGAACTTTAAGCCTTGTGGTGACAACTGACTCAGGGTAGTTAAAGGTTGTCAGGTCACTTGGGTTAACCACTACAGGGAACTTAAGGCGGTAGGCCTGCTGACTTGTACCAAAGTTTGAGTTGAAGTCCCAAGCTGTTGACACAAGCAGTGAGGACGGACGGACAACCTCATAGCCTGACACCTCGTTACCAGTAAACCCTTCTTCTGTCAAGCGAGTGTAGACCACAACGTATGGTGCTGACTTCTTGGTCACTAGATCACCTACGAAGTCGTATCCTGTCTCAGCATAGGATGAGTAGTTTGTGTCACCCCAGTCAAGAAAGCTTGTGCTTGAGAAGGAACCCATGGTAACTTTGTCTGTTGCTCCGTCACGGATCAAAAGGACAATCGCTGGGTCACCTGTGTTGAATGTAGAGATTTGCTCAGATACAACATCGTCTCCCGCTGAGGTGACAACATCGTCTACACCGTTGTTTGCCGTTACGTCAAGCTGAAGTTCCTTAGCTCCAAAGCCTGAGTAGAACGCAAGACCAACAACACAGTCTGTACTTGATGCTTGGTTCTCAATGCGCCAAGGGTAGAAGGCTTGCAAAGGAATGTCTAGGATCAGGAAGTTGTTGAGCTTTGATATGACAGTTTCGTCATCATCAGGGTAAGCCCAGTATACACGTTTGTTGATACTGTCGTAGCTTGAGACAACGGCTTTCTTTGCGTCTGAAGAGATGCCATCCCAGTATGTTTGGATTGTTGGGATCGTAATGTTCTGCTCTTGGGCTGAGCCTGAGATTTGGTCAAACTGAAGTGTGTGGATACCAAAGCGTGACCACCAGAAAGGGACACCCTCAGCTGCCACAAAACTTTCAGGGCTAAGGATACCAATACGTGACACACGGTTAACAGAGTAGGATGACGCCTTGAATACACCGTCAACACCTGTGATCTGCCATACGCCATTCTCAGCGAAGATAAAGAGAGACGCTTGGTACGCATAAAGCCTTTGGATGTTGATGGCGTCTGAAATGTGGATTTCACCACCGTCTGTATCCAAAAGGTCTGAAAGGTATTCTGCTGTAGGGTCATTGACCTGATAGCACTTACCGAAGTCATCTACGTTATTGGTCAGCTTTGAGAAGAGGATAGTGCCTGCGTTCTTAGCACTCTCCAAGCCAGCGTAGAACACACGCCCTGAGAAGGACTCGACGCACTTGAAGCGGGACTCTTCTGTCTCTGTGGTAATACCTGCTACGCCTGAGACTGCTGAACGGTTCTTACTGAAGAAGTCAAGTACGAAGTGGCCGTTGCCTGTAAGTGATGTACCACCGAAGACTTTATTGAACTCAGTTGAACTGTAGTTGTTGTCTGCATCCTTACCTGCATACCAAGGATGCGTAAGCCTCTTGGTGAGAGTAGTGGGAGCACCTGAAGCACCCCAGCCTGTGTTCCTTGCGTCATACTGACGAAGGATTGAAGGTGTGCTGTCGTCTGTGTAGTACTCGTCAACTTCACCTTGCCACTCAAAGTCACGGGTCTGGAAGTCAATGACAGAAACTGTGTAACTTCCAGCATCGTAAGCAATAGACAGCGTGTCAATAGCTGAGGAGGAGACCACAAGCTTACCTTCAAGTGTAGTGAACTGACACTTAGCTGTCTCAGCACCTGATGAGCCTGAGAACTCGTAGGCTGAAAGGTCTACACTGTTAGCCTCAATCTGGTCTGAGTAAGGGAGGTCCGCTTTGTTGTAGAAGTAAAGCGTTGAGCCTTTCTGAAGGACAAGAAAGGTAAGGTCAGCATTACCACCAACGTTGGCCCATTCACCTACTGAGGTAAGCTCTGAGTCAGATAGAGTAAAAGAGGAAAGCGTAAAGCTCTCCTCAGTGGTGACACCAAGTCTACGGCGGCGTGTGCCATCACGACGAAGGTCGCAGTTCAACTCGTCAACTGAGGCTCCCTCAGGAAACGTTAGCTCCGCCGCTTCCGTTATCAGACCCTTGACGAAGTTGTTTACTGCCTTCTGATTTAAGCTTTGCGCCATCTTTAGCCTTCTTACGTTTCTCGTAGTTGTCACCGAACTCTTTACGACGAGCATGGGGTGTCTGAGGTTTGTTGGCGAGATACTTCTTTACGCCAGCTTGGGCTTTCTGTATTGACGAATAACGACCACTTAGTTCCTTTGGAACACTACCGCTTTCGACTTGAATGACAAAGAACCTGAAGCCACCCCTCTCTTTGACTATGTGTATTGACCCAATGAGTTTGTCTGTCTTACACTCGCACCTCTGGTTTTCGGTGTCGTGGATAAACTCAACCATTAACGTCTCCCGTAGTTAGGTCTTGCATTCTGCTTCTTGGTTTTGAACTGGTCGTTCTGTACGTACGACTTAAGACGACGAGCAGTCTGCTCTACCTTTGGGTCTGACCCTGATTTAAACAGAGAGAAGCAAACTGACTTAGCCTCAGCAAGCAAGTAGGAAAGCATTACGTCATCAATGTCAGGCTCGAAGGAGTCCGTCTGACTGAACGTAGGCAGGATGTAACCAAAGGCTCTCGTCTTGCTGGAACTAAGGGTGCTTTCAACTGACACATTAAAGCTGTTCATAACAATGTGATCATCGTCAAAGCTTGTGTAGTACGAAGGCTGTACGTCATTACGTACGTAAATGTCAGTACCTCCTGCAACGTCCTTAACGGCAACTGTGTTGCCTGCTGTCTCCTGCATACGGTTAAGGAACTCCATAGGCTCAACGTAGGAAATGACAGCGTAGTCAGATGTTGCTGTTGTACTTACGTTGTAACGGATTTCCTCAAGCTTACGTGTGTTGCTTGGGTAGGTAAAGTGTGTTGGTTTGGTGTTGTCAGACAGTGACACAAGCTTAACCAGTTGGCGGTGCTCAGGGATGTCTCTGGCTGAAATGATGTTGTAGTATGTGTCTTCGATAACGGAGGCAACTTGCATAGCCTCAACGGTATCTGAGATTGTATTGACACCCTCTGAGTCCATATCACTCAGGATAGATTGTGTCATGCTGAGTAGGGTACGTCTCATGCTTTAAAGTTCCCTGCGATTGTCAGGTAAGCTGATGCCATATCAAGAGTAAAGCTTGCGTCAGCCTTGACCCAGATTTCAAGGTAGTCATCCTGCTCAAGAGTTGTTTGACCTACCAATGTGCAGTTGCTCCACTCACCTGAGATTACCGTTTGGATATTGTGAGCACCACCTACAGCCACACCATTCTTGTATAAAACAAACTCAACATTCTTGTTAGAACCTGAGTTGTTCTTAATGCTCATCGTGAAGTTTATTGTTGCTACAATGCTCTCTACTTCGGTATACTGAAGGCGAGCATTAGGTGTTGCGACACCAGCAAAACCGTTGCTCTCAGAAATGACAAAGGTAGGGTCTAGTGGTGTTAGTGTTGTTGTTGTGCTGTGTTGGTAGGCTGGAGTTGCTACATCAAAGTCTACATAAGCACCAATGTAATGGTGGGCGTGAACCCAAGAGCCTGTGCCCGCACCATTGGCAACATAAACAGAACCATTAGAAGCCGCAGCTACACCCTTAGGTTCGTGAAGGTAAGGGTCTGTCATTGTTGAGTGGTTTACGTTAGCCATAAGTAGCTCCTAGAAGTATATGTATACTGTAACCCTGCCAAGGCATAAGATATTATACACAGAATAATGTGGTCTGTCAAGTAGAAAGTGGAAGGGGAGCCGAAGCCCCCCAACCGTGTGCTTTAGACGTCTGGGTTTGTAACCACTGTGACGATACCTTCTGGACGGTACTTCTTGACACCGTAACGAGCAGTAGTAACATACTCGTGACGTTGGTAGTCTTTGTTGTACTCGTAGTCCACCTCAGGCATCTGACGCCATGCACCCACGAATGGGTTAGCTGTTGCATCAGCTGAGAAGAAGAGGTTAGCAACACCAGCGTTGACTGAGAAGTCGTTGCCTGTTGCGCCATCTTTCTCAAGCAGTGCTGAGTCAGCAACGTCAGCTTTGAGGTAGTTAGAAGTGTAAACGTCGAAGCCGTATACGTTAGCTACGAAGCGCATACCAGTTGCGATACCGTCACGTACAATACCTTCCCACATTGGGTTGTTTGACACGTTGACAAGGTTTGTCAGTGTGTTCAGTTGGTACTCTACTGATGGGTCAACAACAGCTACGAGGTTACGGTCAGGAACGTTTGACTTCTTGAGGGCATAACGTGCGAATGCAAAGTCAGCAAGCTCAAGACGACCACCGTTACCACCTGACATACGGTGTGCAACACCATCAAGTGTTTCAGCTGAGTTAGCTGTTACGCCAACTTCAGGTGAAGCGAATGTGGTTGCTTCGAAGTGTTCCATGATTGCACGTTCTTGTTCAGGAACAAAACGGGCTTCAAGCTGTGCGCTGTAGAATGAGTCCTGAGCAGCTTTCTTAGTGATGTAAGAAGCTGACTGGAGGTATTTGTCTACAGTGAATTGGAACTCAGCTGTGTCCATCGGTGTGTATGCAACTGCTGCGTCTTCTGTGTAGTCAGCTACAGTTGTTTTACCGATTGTTGGGATTGTGAATGTGTCACCATCTGGGAATCCATCAAGCATACGCACGTAGCGTTGTGCTTGCATTTCATCACGGAGGATGTCTTTGAGTTCTGAGGAGTAGACCTCTGAACGAATCAGACGTTGTGTGTCTGCATTTGAGGAAATCATACCAGCCATTGTGCTAGTCCTTTCTTAGAGTTTAATTACCAAACTTGTCACCCATCCGCATCTTATCTTCCATAAGCTGTTGTTGGATTTTAGGTGTATAGTAGGTGTGACTATCTGTACGACGAAGGTTCTGGTAGTAAGCCCAGTTACGATCCGCCGTGGTTTGCATATTGACACCTTCAGTTCGAACCGAACCTTGAACCATTGGGTTAAAGGCGTTCTTCGGTTTCTCACCAACAAGAGTTAGGAAGGCGTTAGGTGACTCAGCAGCAATGTCCTTAAGGCGATCCATTGACATACCAAGCTCTGCGGCTTTCTTCTTGACAACATCGGCAGCTTCTGTGCCGAATGCTTTCTCAAGCTCTTGATCAACGAAGGAAAGGTTCTGGTTTACCAGAGAGTCTTTCTCACGTTGAGTAAGTGTTTTCTCTACAAGGCTCTTTAGGTCTTCCTCACTCATGCTTGCAGTGGTGTTCTGATCATCAGCGCTACCGTTATTATTGTTAGGCCCTTCAGGTTTCGCATCGGTAGTTCCAGCGGCCTGTGTCTGAAGGTGTTCAAGAACTTGGTCTTTGTAATCTTGTTTCTTCAAGTCTTCACGCATTTGCGTTAGTTGCTCTTCAAGATTCTTAATGTAACCATCAGCCTCCAGCTTACCTTTAGCTAGAACTTCAGGGTCACCCCAGTTCTCTCCCTTTGCCTCGACGAGTTTCTTCAAGTATGACTCCTGTGGTGGGGCTTCAACTTGTGTCTGCTCTGCGTTCTGATCGGTCTGTTCGGTTGCAGTTCCGTCAGTAAATACCATGTGTTATTCCTTGTCTAGGTTAATGAGGTCAAGCACTTGGTTTAGTGCTCGGTTATACCCAATCCGATCAGCTTGCTTATAGGCCCACGATGGGCTGTCATAGTCAGCTGTGGCTGGTGCTTCCTTAAGCATAGACTCAAGGATTCCTTCGAGGGCTTCTAGGCTTGCTCTGTTGCTAATGATTGACTGACGGAGTGCGTCTTTGTCTTCTTTAGTCTTACAGGACTTAAACCAGATTGCCTTCATTATCTCTTCTTTTCTCTAGTGAGAGGACCTTAAAGGCCCATCTCTATTGCTGTTTGCTGTTCTTCTTCAAACTCAACTTGAGCTTCTGTAGCCATGCGTTGTGTCTCAAGCTGCTCAGTGACAGAGATGTTCTCACCGAACACTGCTGGCTCACCAAGCTCTTCTGACAGAATACGGGCAAACTCTTTACCTGACATGTGTGCCGCAATGCTTGGGTCAGCAAGCTTAAGCTGGTACAGTTGTGTCAAGCTTTGGATACGGTTGGCACGTTCAGCAAAGTGACGAGCACCCATAGGGATGATCTTACCGTTAGCCTTGATGTCTTCCTTGGTGATCTGCTCGAAGAAGGCAAGGCCTGTGTCTTCGTTAAGGACACGTACTGTGTCTGCGTAGTCCATGTTACGGCGAGCAGCCTCAAGCATGTCGTTAAGGATTGGCTCAAGGAACACACGCTCGAAGTGAGCAGTCTTGTGTTGGAAGATACGGCCAGCTGCTGTCATAAGCTGCTGTACCTCAAAGGCTGTCTTCTCGCCTGCACTACGGATACCCATAGCTTCACGAGGTGCTCCAGCCAAAGCCTCCATCTTGTTCTCAAGGTTCTGGATTTGGAAGTCAGCATTGAGTGCTGTTGTGTCTGGTGACAGATAACCTACGTCACCTTCTTCTCCCATGTAAATACGTGATGCTGGGGCGAACTCAAAGTCCTCTACGTCACCACGGATTTTAATCATTGGGTAGGCGATCTGGTCGAACACATCAGCCTTAAGGTTCTCAAGGTGGTCAATGCGGTACTGCATACCTACTAGGTTATCCAGAGGACCCATAGCATAAAGGTTGTCAGGACGCTCACGCCAGCCCGCATGGTGGATAGGAGTAGTGCCAAGCCAGCTAGGGTTCTGCTCATTTGACAGAACGTATGCACGGTCAACTACAGTGATGACACGGTTCTTAAGGAAGCTACCTGACTCTTTGTCGTAGATGTCCCCGTAGAACGTGAGAAGCTCAACGTAGTTTGACTCGTAGTATTCTTTGACAGATGTAAAGCCATCCGCAATGAAACCCTGAGTTTTGTTTTCGTCTACCTCGTTGCCGCCCATTGCTGCACGGTTGCTGACCATCTTCTCCATGATCTCTGACATGTAAGAGTTTTCAGAGGATGACTCAATCTTACGAGCAATCTCACCTAGGCTAAGAACTGAACGAACGATCTTAGGGCTTTCGGCAAAGCTAGGGGCCAGAGGGTTAAAGCAAACATCATAAGGTGACAGACGGACAACTCGTGGGCCTACGTAGCTTACGATACGTTCACCATCTTCAAACTCAGTGTAGTCCTTGACAAACTCAACAGTAGCAAAGCAGTTACCATACTGAATGTAGTCGTTGATAAGTTTGCTTGCTGTGTTCTCAAAGTCTGACTGACGGACTTTGTTGAGCATGTATGACTGGATTGCGTCACGTTTGTTCTTTGTGTTTGAGTCTTGGTCTGTAGCTTCAAAACGGAACCAACGCTTCTGAGGGAACAAAGCAGCAAAGTAGTTTGCGTGAAGGTTGTCAGCAATCTGAGTAAGCTTAGGTGTTGTGGTGCTGTTAGTCCAAGGGAGTTTGCTGTTGGACGTAGTGCGTGTGTCAGTGGCGTACAGGTAGTTACGCAACTCTTTCCACTCTTCGATCTTGTTAGACCGTGCGTGGTTCCATGTGTTGAAACGATCAGCAATGTCTACAGCTAGGCCGTGTGGATTGATGATATTCTCAAGATCAACTGTTGTGCCAGCCATTAAAAGCTTACGCCTCCGAACTTCTGATGAAAGTTTACCACATTACCGTTAGTTCTTCTGACGGTACGGGAAGGTTTTACAGCCATGTCGATAACGGATGCCAAAGCGTCGATAACGTCATCGTGTGGTGGATTACGTGACTGGAGTTCTTCTTCAAGTATCTGGTTGTTACCACCACGGTAATGCCAGATGCTGAGGTTGTCATAACGAGGCTCAAGTACTGACGCAATGCGTTCCTGCTTGTTGCCTTGGTTCTTGTTAGGGCGGAACTCTTCGATGCTAAGGCCTAGCCCGTGTTCCTTTACAAGCTCCTTAAGCTGCTTAACGATTGCAACCTGAGCTACTGTTGTTTCAGCCCGCATCTTACGGAATGACCATTTGCTAACTAAGTGAAAGATGTGATCAAAGTAAACTGATATGCGGTCTGTACGGAACCTGTCGATGTCCAAGACGTAGACGTTGTTGTCGGCATCAATACCAATGACAACAATGGCTGTGTAGTCAGCTTTCTTGCTAAGGCTGAAAGCAAAGTCAACTGCGGCAAAGACGTTAAGCTTCTTGTCACGGAAGAACCAGAAACCATTCTCTTGCTTGAGGTGCTTCTGTTCGTAGTACTGAAACTTCTCTGAGCCTACAGGTACGTTGTCAGGGTCACTAGGGTCGTTGTAGTACTGTGCTCGGAACTGACCCTTGTCTAGGTACTGACCACGTTTCTTAGCCAGAACCTTTATGTCAAACCCGAACCACTTACCGTCCTTACGCTGCATACGTGGCCAGAGCATTTCACCTGTACCATCACCACGATCTTCTACAGGTTTCTGGAAGACTTCGTAGATGTTCTCTTCACCAACCTTCTCACCCTCGTCATCGTAAAGGTCTTCAACCATCTGAAGGAGATCGTTGTAAAGATCAATAGGATGGTAACGTGTACCTACGACCCACTCCTGTGCGTCAGCACCTTCGATGGATGACAGAAGGGAGTACTGACTCTTAACCTTGTTACGACCTTCACCTGAGTATGCGTTCTCATAGACAACAACGTCATCCAAGACAGCAATGTCACAGTGCATACCTGTAAGAGAAGTTGTAAGACCGCCTGTGAAGACCGATGGGTCTCTGATCTTTTCTTTCTTACGGTCTGGGTGGTCCAGAGCAATCTCTGAGTTTGTCCACTTAGACCTCTTGCCTTCCTCACGGTGTACGTGGTCAGGCCAGTAACGGTAGTACGTGTCAGAAGTAAGGATGCTCTTGATGAATGACAGCTGCTTCTCTGCAAGGTTAGCTGTTGCTGAGATATACAGAACACGAAGGGTTGGGTTCTTAGTTAGTTCCCAAGCTACACGGTAGGCTACAAGACGAGACTTACCGTGGTCACGAGGGAACAGCAGAAGCTGGTGGGACTTAGCATCAGGTCGTGTCCACCAGTCACAGACGTCCTCGTGGCACTGTCCAAGTACTTGCTCAGGAGCTACAAGCTTAATGAAAGTAACAAGGTCAGCTTCAGCTGCAAGTTTAATCTGTTCTAATGAAGTCATTCTACCACACGGTTTTGGAGATGTCAAGAGTTAATTGTACTTAAGGCTTTAAAGGCCAAGTCACATTATCAGGGAAGCCAGCTTGGGCTGGCACATCACGCAGAGCCTGACGGTATGTACGCATCTCGTCTGACATGGTGACATCACTGTTTGCTGTCCAGTCTGTAGCAGCTAGGAGGCTGTCACGCAGAGCACGTGCTTTCTTTTTGGGGTAAGTAAGAGGGTCCACCCAGTCACTATTTAGTGACCAAGTAGAACCATCAAACATATACTTGCTAGCCTCCCAATCTTGCGGAACATCTGAGGCAGCGTGTACTTCACAGTTGCTAGAATTGAGATACCCAATGATATACTCCAAAGGCTCCCCAACTAGCACTCCAGTGTCGGTGACCTGTATTGAGGTTGCATCATCAAGGATTACTTGCGAGATGCTGTTTTGTGTAATCGTTTGCATTTCAAGCCCTTACTTGATGTAGAGTGAAGTTGAACTCAAAGCGTAACCAAGAGTAGAAGAACCGTTTATAGTCAGGTTGCCATTATAAGGATTAACTCCATAAGGACTGCCCGCTGAAAGGCCAGACAAACCTGTGACAATGGAACCCGCAACAGATACAGATACTGCCTGTCCGTTTGTTCTTGTCTCTTCCGCTATGCCAATCGGGTTTGCATGAGGGCCTTCGAAGTCAAGTACTTTAATTCTCTCTGTTGTGCCACGCTCGTAGGAAGAAATACCCCACATAAAGAAGCCACCTGCATCAGGATCGTAACTCAAAGCCCTTGGTGCACTCAGGTAGTAACCAGTTGTACTGCCAAAGCAGCTTTCGGTATAGCTTACAGAATCTTCCTGCACGTAAACGGAGTAGGTATGGACACCCATGTTCACTCCCAAACCACTACTTACAGTTAATAGTATATACCCCGTATCCTCATTAAAGGCCATTGAGGAACCACTAATAGGGTCGGGTAGGACTACTTGACCAACTGATGTAAGGGTCGTGCTGGTTGCTGCGATACTATAAAGGATACCAGCATTTTGGGTGTAACCGCCTCCATCATAACCAACAAGAGCAACCCTGCTTGTCAGTGGGTTATAGGCAATGCTCGTCATGTAGAAATCAAGCCCGCTGCCAGCCGAAAACATATCCATAGCGGTAGGTGTTGTGACTGACACCGTTGTGCCTGAAATAGAAGCGAGAAAACCATATGTCTTACCGTCACTAGGATTGGTAAAGAAGCATGCAGTCTTATTCAGATTGGAGCAGTGCACCATCTGTAAGTAATATCCAAAGTTGTTATAAACTTGGACCCTTGCCCCAAAAGAAAGACTTGTCCCACTTAACGAAGCTGCTTGCACTACTGTAGCGTAGTTCTCTGATGCGTCATTGTGCATGTAGAAAATAAGGAACCTGTCCTGAGATTTATCGTAAGTGGCCTTCACTCCATTAACTTGGTCGATTGACCCTGCACTTGAAAAATTAACACGGGAACCCCAAGACAGAGAAGTGCCAGAGATCGTACCAACGGTATAGGCCCCTGCTCCGTATGTGGAGTTATACCTTCCAAACAAAACAACTTTTCCACTAGGCCCAGCTACGAGGTTTTGGTCTGTATCTAAATATACATCGAAAAAATCCATATTAGATGGAGTGCCAAGGCTAACCGTTGAGCCGCTGACAGTGGCTACAACTGTCTTATACTTACCTGAGTCGGTCCAGTCTCGGTACAAGACAACATGTTTATTTGTACCTTCGTCGTAGCAAGATGTTACAGGACTGGTATCAACAAAAAAAGCACTCTCAGCTATAAGCCCTGCTGCTGTAGAACTGACGTCTCCAGAGGTATTAAGACCAACGACATCTCCTGCGGTAATGCTACCCGAAGCTGTGAAGGTCTGAGAGCCACTTGGCTGAATACCTGTAACTGTGCCGCCACTGACGTTAATACCATTGGTAAACTCAACAGGGCCAGTGCCAGCTTCATCTGTGATTGTATCTACTCGAAGTGTACTCATGTCGTAGGTTCCTGTGGCCATGTAATGTTGTCTGGGAAGCCTGACTGTGCAGGGATGTCACGAAGGGCTTGACGGTATGTAGCCCACGCTGTTGTGTCTACAGGTGCATCGGCTACTTGTGTCCAGTCTGAGTTGACAAGAAGTTTATCACGCAGGGTACGTGCCTCAGCTTCACTAAGTGGTACAAGTGTCCAGCCTAGTGTCCACTCACCGTTGTCACTCTGTGTTGGAGCAGCATCAAGCTTTGCTTTCTGCCCAAGCTCAGGTGTTGGTTCGGGGAGCTTACGAACACGATAGACATCTTGGGCGTTGAGGTGACGAGAGGAGACTACAGGGCCGTAGACCGTGTGCTTGTTGTCAGCACGAAATGCAGCCTCTGTGTAAGGTACAGGTGAACCATTGATCAGCTTAATGAGTTCCATTAGAGTACCTCCTCGTTGATCAGTTTAACTGTTGTGCCGCCATCTAGTGTGACGAAGGTGTAGGATACTTGATTAGCAGCCTTAAGTACTTCACTGGGAAGTTTTGTCACCGAAAAAGGTACGGTTAAAGAGTATCCAACACCTGTCGAGTATTGAAAGACACTGTCATTGCTTTCCCCAAATACATACATCTTACTTCCGTCGGATTTAAAGAAAATACCAGAAGGGTCTGTAGCCTGATTAGCTACACTAAAGGTTACAGAGTCGTATGAAGCAGTGCTTAAGTTCCAAGCTGTCGATAAAGAGTATTGATAAATGCTGTCAGTAGTGCTTCCAACCATATACATCTTAGTGCCGTCAGAATTAAAAGAAATATCTTTGGGACTAGTATCCTGACCCGATACACTAAACAAAACAGAGTCGAAGGAAAGTGTATTTATCTCCCAAGGTGTTGACAGGGAGTATGGGTAAACACGGTCACCAGAGTACCCAGTCATATACATCTTAGTGCCGTCAGGTTTGAAGAAGATACCCGAAGGACTTGCATCCTGATTAGCTACACTAAAGCTTACACTGTCATATGAAGCTGTGCTTAAGTCCCAAGCTGTCGATAAAGAGTATTGATAGATAGTTTTAGAGGCAGCCCCAAGAACATACATCTTAGTTCCGTCTTCTTTGAAGAAGAGGTTGAGAGGAGCAGTATCCTGACCTGAGACACTAAAGCTTACACTGTCATATGAAGCTGTGCTTAAGTTCCAGGCAGCCGATAGGGAATATTGATAAACGCTGTCACCAACAGTCCCAACCATATACATCTTAGTTCCGTCAGACTTAAAGAAAATGGTTTTTGCACCTAAATCCTGACCCGATACACTAAAGCTTGAAAAGTCATATGAGGCTATTTCTAAGTCATATGCTGAAGAAATCCCAATATCAGCCGTATAAGTCCACTGTGCCTCCGTTGGTACATTAGTAAAACTGACAGTTGTATCGGCAGTCAATGTACCTGCATCAAAGAAGTTAGCTGCACCTACGTCAAGAGCCTGTGTAGCACCTGACACTGTAGCAGGAATGAAGGGTGCTTGTGCTCCAGCTAGGAGTGCACCATCAGCATCAGGAAGCGTCAACGTCCTGTTGGTATTACTGTCAGGTGAGGCAATGGTGAATGTACCAGTGCCTGACGCATTGGGAGTGAGGGAAATCTTGCTCATGTGCTAGGAACCTCTGGCCATGTTACGTTGTGTGGGAAGCCTGCCTGTGCAGGGACATCAAGGAGTGCCTGACGGTAAGCAGCCCATGCAGCCTGTGTGTCAGCATCAAGTGCAGCCCAGCGCAGAGCATTGCCAGCGATAGGGTCAACCTCAGAGGCGAGCTTCATGTCACGGGTTGCACGGACAGCTTGTGCTGCGGCTTCATCAAGTTCAGCTTGAGTTGGTGGCACATATGCTGCTACGTCACCTGCGGAGGCCATAGCCGCCAGCAAGTGGTTGTTGTCGATTGTCATGTCAGTATCGGCAGGATCAAGTGTGTAGGGTATCCAGCCAAACTCAGGGTGTTCGATTTCACAGTCAATGCGAGTGCTGTCGATGTATTGTGCGCTGCGGTAATTCATTAGGAAATCCTTAACCAGAGTGATCTCGGGAAGTCGTTAAGACTGCTGCTAGGGTAATAAGCTCCCATCAACCTCCATGTTCCGCTGGGACTAACACCAGAGTGTAAAACAGTGTCTGTGACTGCTGTATATTCCAGAGATGATCCCGCAAGTGTGTCTCCTGCGTTCAGCACGGGACGGCCATTCCCATACTCACCCAAAAAGGCATAAGTCCCAACAGCACCGACAGAAGCCCCAGCGGTGGCAGAGAGCACTTGCGCAGTTGACGGCGTAGTGCTGATACCAGTCAAAGCTGAGCCATCAATAGCGGGCAGTGTACCTGTCAAGTTGCTTGCATCAATAGTACCGTCAAACTCAGTAGCCGTGACACCTGTTGATCCGTCTAGTGTAATAGCCATATCAGATTACCACCCATCTTCCGCCTGTCTCAACAGTAACAGTGACACCAGCATTGATGTCGATTGGACCTGTTGTCATGGCGTTTGTTGTTGCTGTCACGGTGTAGTTGGTTGTGACAACCTGACCGTTCTCAATGAATATCTTGTCTGTACCACCACCAGTAGCTCCAGCAGAAGCATCAACCCAGTCGTAGTCTGACCCACTCCAAGCGAGAACCTGATCAGTTGTGGCTGTGCCTGTGTTCAAGTGAGTGTCTACATCGGCATCTGCATAACCAGCGGGAACCGTAGCCCAGTCATAGTCTGCACCATTCCATGACAGATACTCGCCTGTAGCCGCTGTGCCTGTGTTCAGGTGTGTGTCTACGTCAGCATCAGCATAGGGTGCAGGTGTGCCTGTGAGGTCACTGTAAGCACCTGTGGTGGCCACTGTGGCTAGGCCAAGGTTTGTGCGGGCAGCTGAGGCATCAACTAGGTCTGACAGATTGTTTGTGGCAAGCAGAGCGCCTGAGATTGAAGCGTATGCTGCAACCCAAGATGAACCTTCGTAAACCTTCATAGTCCCGTCTGTAGTGTTGAAGTACAGAGCACCAGTAACTAGAGGATTACCATCGTTGTCCAAGGTAGGGTCTGACGCCTTCTGACCCAAGTAACGGTCATCAAAGCTGTCCAGTGCTGCCAAGGCTGCGTCTGAAGCTGCCGTTGCAGTTGAGGCTGAACCTGCTGCTGCTGTAGCACTTGAGGCTGCATTAGTTGCTGAGGTAGCTGCATTAGTTGCTGAGGTTGATGCTGCGGCTGCACTGGCTGCTGCATTGGTCTCCGCTGTCTCAGCACCAACTTCAGCACTCTCAGCTGCTACTACACTTGCCGCAGATGCCGTGGCACTGCCTGAGGCTGCTACAGCGCTGGATGCGGCCTGAGAGGCGCTGGTAGCTGCGTTAGAAGCCGAGGTTGAAGCTGAGGTGGCTGAGGTAGCTGCATTGGTCTCTGAGGTCTCAGCGTTGGTCTCTGCAAGCTCAGCTGCTGTTAAGGCTGTCTGAGCAGCTGTAAGGGAGGCTTGGGTAAGCGCAAGGAGGTCGTCACCATCAACAAGAATAGAACCTGCGTTGATAATGTCGTTACCGTTCAGGTCAAGGTCAGCCTGCATGGCATTAGGTGTACTGCCGTCCAATGACAGAGTATTGTCGAAACCTTCTCGTAGTGCTTCGAAGTTGCTATTCAGGGTGGTGGTGGAAGCATACCCCGAAGCAATAGTTGTAACTGTAGGTTTCTTTGCCATGTTTTAGTTTACCTTTAGTCCGAGCCTTTCGGCATCTTCTGACAACATTGACAGAGCAGCACGATCTTGCTCTTCGTTCTCTTTGTCCATGAGTTTCTTCTTGGCAGCTGTGGCTGGCTCCTTGTCAAGCCAACCTTTGTCCAAGAGGAGCTTAGCAGCTGTGAAGGAGCTACGGCCCTGCGAACGCATCTCTTCGGCAATCGCTTGGATAGCTTCGGATTTGATCTTAACCTCAACCTCACTACGCCACTCTTTAATGTATGGCTTAACCAAGGCTGACTTTGAGATTGTTTCCCAGATGTGCCATGAACCAAACACCGTGAGAGCAAACGTGTACTCAGTGGGGTCATTAGGAACCATGGAGAGGTAGAGTTGCTTTAGGGAGATGTAAGTCTTACCACGAACTTCAATGTCTTGTTCCTTAGTGGTGAACAGAGCATTCTCAGGGTCCATGTAGGAAAGCTCGTAGAACAGTTGCTTCGTACGAATCTTGTTGTTAGAACCCTTGAGTTGTTCAGGTGTGTACATCATGGTTTAGTCCTTAGAGTAGCTTGTGGTTAAGCTTGTTATGGGGAAGTATATCATTGTGTATTTCATTTGTCAACACTTAATGTTGGTATTGGAAATAAATGCTGATATGGGTGATTTAGGTGTTGACAGGATGTTAAAGAATTGGTATAATTAATTGTTGGTTGAGTGGGCTATAGTACATACTATAGTTTACTTAAGTACTACCAACGTATCTCCTGTTGGCTACAACGTAGCTACGGTTGTGCTCAGACATTAGGAATGACAGATGGTGGTGATGTAAGGTGTGCTAAGTCAAACATTGGGATGCTTAAGTTCTCCTAAGTCAAACATCAGAATCCACTAGGTCTAACTCAGGCTTAACACCACCAGTACAACACTAAAGACTCCTTGGGTAAAACCTTGGGGTCTTTTGCTTTGCATAGGTATGCTTAGCTGGTGTCAGTTAGCCTTGGCAGACCTTGGGGGCCTTGGCATCCTTGGGAAAACTATTAGAAAATCTTTAGTCGCATTGTACATACAGCAGGCTACCCCCTAGCCCCCTTGGTCCCCCTCAGCAAACCCAAGCAAACTTAGGCCCCCCTATGCATTCACTGCATGGCTATGGTGCTTTGGGGTGCTTAGGTATGCATTGGGTGCATAGGTAGGCATTGGTATCATAGGGGAAAT